CCTGCACGGCAAGCTCATGGCTGATCGCACTCTCGGCGGATTGGCGATGGACATCTTTCCCGGCACGGTTGATCCGCAGATGGAGAAGGCCGATCAGCCCGCGCTCTGGACCGTCTGCACCTATAACGTCAGATACCGCTCCAGCGTGACCGATCTGACAACAGGATGATCCATAGCATGAAACATAACTTCGGCCAGGGCGGCAGCACCGGCCACAACCCACACAAATGAGGATGTGAGCAATGCCTTTGCTTTCCCGCAAACGCCTAATCCTTTGTAAGTCCGAGGCCAGCTATGGCGTGGACATTACCCCGGCTGGCACTGATGCGCTGCTGGTGCGCAGTCTTGATGTGACGCCAATCGAAGCTGATGTTGTCAGCCGCGATTTGATCCGCAACTATCTGGGCAACTCTGACCAGCTGCTGGCGCAGACCCGCGTCAGTATCTCCTTCCAGGTGGAGATGGCCGGCTCTGGCACTGCCGCCACAGCGCCACGCTTCAGCAGCCTGCTGAAGGCCTGCGGCATGGCTGAAACCATTACCGCTGCAGCGGTCACCGGAACAGCAACAGCAGGCGGTGCAGGCACAATCACGCTGGCCGCAGGTGCCAGTGCTGTTGATGACTTTTACAACGGCATGGTGATCTCGATCACCGGCGGCACCGGCAACGGTCACATCGGCCTGATCACCGATTACGTCGGTTCTACCAAGGTGGCAACCGTCCAGGCTTCCACCGCCACCTTCGTGCCTGGCGCTTCCTCTGCTTACAGCATCGCCGCCAACGTGGGATACCTGCCCGTTAGCACGGGCTTCGCCAGCGCCACGATCTACTTCAACAACGATGGCGTGCTGCACAAGATCACCGGCGCGCGCGGCACCTTCGCGCTCACCGCTGCTGTGGGCGGCATCCCAACAATTGATTTCCAGTTAACCGGCATCTACAACGCACCGACCGACACTGCTGCGCCGACCACCACCTACAGCGACCAAGCCACGCCAGTGATCTTTAAGGCTGGCAACACCAGCGCCTTCTCAATCCTGAGCTACACCGCCTGCCTGCAGTCGTTGTCGTTCAACGTGGCCAACGAAACGGTTTACCGCGAGCTGGTTGGTTGCACCAAGGAGGTGATGATCACCAACCGCGCTAGTGCTGGTGAGTGCATGATTGAGGCACCAACGATTGCGCAAAAGGACTTTTGGGCGATTGCCAACAACGACACCACCGGGACGTTGACTCTGCTGCATGGCAGCACTGCCGGCAACCGGGTTACGCTACTGGCGCCCAGGGTAGACATCACCAACCCGTCCTACGCCGACCAGGACGGCATCCAGATGCTAAACATTCCCTACGTCGCTATCCCGACCACGGCCGGCAACGACGAAGTGAAACTCACCTTCACCTGATAGGAACAATTTCATGGCGTTTGTTCTCAAGCAGTCCGACACCTACGTTTGGCCAGTTACCTTTGACATTCCTGTTGATGGTGGCCGGCATGAACGGCAAACATTCGACGGCGATTTTAAGCGCCATCCGCAAAGCAAGATCGGCCCGATGGTGGCCGAGCTGCAAAAGTTGGAAGACCTGGGCGACCTAGAGCGCATCACTGAGATGGCGGCCGATCTACTTGTCGGTTGGTCCGGTGTGACCGGCGACGATGGCAAGGAGATTCCGTTTAGCCAGAAGGCGCTGGTGCAGCTGCTGGAAGTGCCATTTCTCGCAGTAGCGGTAATGAAGGCGTACATGGACAGCATCAAGGGAGCCAAGAGAAAAAACTGACAGAGGCCGCCGTGCATTGGGCCGGCGGCGGCGTCAAGGATGACAGTCAAGACGATGCCGCCATCCTTGGAGTGGCACTGCCAGAGCAACCTTGCTCCGATGACTTTGAAGTGTGGCAGGAAAACTGGCCGGTGGTTGAAATGTTTTTGCGTTGTCAGACGCAATGGCGGACCACGATGAGCGGAGCGCTGGGCCTGGACTATGGCGCTTTGAAGTGGCTCTTTAGCCTGTATCCAGTGGAAGACCAACGTGCGCTCCTGGAGGACCTGCAGGTGATGGAGGCAGCGGTGATGGTCACGATCAACTCTCGGGGCAGCTGACATGGCGATGAACCTCGACGCACTGCTCCGCATCAAGGCGAACGTCTTGGGCGAGAACAATATACTTCGGCTCGGCAACTCCATGCAGCGCCTGCAAGGCCAGGCCAAGAACGCCGCGCTGGGGTTTAACAACCTCAAGGGCGCAGTTGCAGGCTTTGGTGCAGCAATCGCTGGCAGCGCCATCGTGGGCGGGCTGACGGCTGTAATCAAGAAATCCATCGACGCCGGCGATGAACTGTTCAACCTGCAGGCCAAGACCGGCATCGCAGCCAATGCGCTGATTGGCCTAGGCAATGCAGCCAAGCTGGCGGATGTTGACCAAGCCACCCTTGGCAAAGGCCTGACCAAGCTCAGCGTCAACCTGGTCAAGGCCGCCGAGGGCAACGACGGGCTGGCGCAAAAGTTCAAGGCGCTGGGCGTCTCGATCAAGGATGCCAACGGCCAAGTGGTGCCGGCAGACAAGGCGCTAAAGCAGATTGCTGATCGCTTTGCGGACATGCCCGATGGTGCGCAAAAGGCGGCCGCGGCCGTTGCATTGTTCGGCAAGTCCGGCGCGGATCTGATCCCGCTGTTGAACGAAGGCGCAGCCAGCATGGAGAAGTTCACCTACAAGGTGGGCGAGGACTTCGCAGCGCGCTCTGATCTGTTCAATGACACGATTGCCGAGCTGGGCATCAAGACGCAGGGCTTCGGGCTGGAGCTGACCGACGCATTGCTGCCGGCACTGCAGTCAATCCTTGAGGTGTTTGGCGATTTGTTCGACACCAAGCAAGACTGGTCCGCGCTGTTTGATGTGATCATCTTCGGCCTGCGTGCGGTCGCCACGGTGATCTACGCGACGATCAAGCTGGTGGACGTGGCCATCAAGAACCTAGTCGCGTATTTCGATGCGGTCGGCAAGGTGCTGCAGGGTGACTTTGGCGGCGCTGCTGATGTGGTGAAGAACCGTATCGGCGGTCTGCTGGAGCAGGCCAGGCAGGACTTTGCGCAGATCCAGAAGATCTGGACCGGAGCCCCCTCCCCCGGCACCGGCCGCCGCACGGGCGGGCGCAGCATGGCGCTGGACAGCGACAGCGGCGGATCGGGCGCAGCAGCGGCCCGCAGCGCTGCGAGCCGCGCCGCTTCTGCTGCAGCACGCGAAGCTGAGCAAGCGCAGGAGCGCTACAACACCGCGCTGTTGCGTGGCGCCGACATGGCTGAAGAGCTGAAGCGCAAGACCCGCGATTTGCAGCTTGCCACCGTGGCATTGGGCGCTACCGGCAAGGAAGCGATTGACCTTGACTACAAGGCAGCGCTGAACGCCGCCAACGATGAAGCGGAAGACCTGGCCAAACAGGTAGGTCAATTGATCAAGGACACCGGCTTTTCGGTCAAGTTTGAAGGGCTGCGCGACATTGCAAAGGGCTACCTGTCGGCGCGTGAAAACCAGATTGAGGTAACGCGCACCGAGCAGCTGGCCCAGCTGACACAAGAGCAGCAGGCTGCAATGACCGCGCTTCGCCGCGAGTCAGGTCTGCTTACCCAGGATCAGGAACGCCAGCTCGACATCAACGAAAAGCTGGCGCAGATTCAGCGCGAGATGCCCGAGCTTTACGCCGCGCAGAAAGATGAGATCACTGCGCTTGTCACAGCATCCGCCGGCCTGACTGAATCGCAGGAACGCAACAAGCAGCTTGTCATGGGCATTGCCGATACGATCGGCGGAAGCATCACATCAGCGTTTGACCTGCTGCTTGAGGGCACCGATAACTGGGGCAACAGCCTGCGCGAGATCGCCTCGGGCGTGTTGAAGGACATTGCCCGGCAGTTGCTGCAGATCATGGTAATCCAGCCAATCGTCAAGGGCATTGCCGGCGCCTTCGGCTTCGCCAACGGCGGCATCATGACCGGCGACGGACCAATGCCGCTGAAGACCTACGCGCGCGGCGGCATTGCCAACAGCCCGCAGCTGGCAATGTTTGGCGAGGGCTCGATGCCAGAGGCCTATGTGCCGCTCCCTGATGGCAGGCGCATCCCGGTGGCAATGCAGGGCGGTGGCGGCGGCGGGACCACGGTGAACGTCAGCGTGGACGCAAAGGGCACCAGCGTGCAGGGCAACAGCGGCCAAGGCGAGCAGCTTGGCCGCGTCATCGCGCAGGCAGTGCAACAGGAGCTGATTAGACAGAAACGGCCTGGTGGCCTATTGGTGGCGGCGTAAACCATGCCTACCTTCACCTACACACCTTCGTTTGAGGCCACCGAGGCAAGCAAACCTCGCGTGAGCGTTTTTCAGGCAGGCGACGGTTACCAGCAGCGAGTGCGTTTTGGCCTCAACGCGAATAAGAAGGAGTGGTCGCTGCTGTTCACATATCGCACCAATGCTGAACGCGAGGCCATAGTTGCCTTCCTAGAAGCCCGCGCAGGAGCCGAAAGCTTCGACTGGACCCCTCCCCGTGGCGTAAGCGGTAAATATGTCTGCGAAGAATGGCAGGTAGTGCTAACTAACTACAACAACAATCAGATTCGCGCTAAGTTCGTGGAGGATCACTGATGGCTATTTTTACATACACGCCATCCTACGAACCAACTGAAGTAAGTAAACCGCGTGTAAGGAAAAACGAAAGCGCTGACGGATTTGCGCAGCGGGCAGTGAGCGGCATCAACGCCGACCCAAAACAATGGCAATTGGTTTTTTCTAATCGAACCGACGCAGAGCGCGAAGGAATTGCCAACTTTCTGGACGCACATTACGGCTCCGACAGTTTTGAATGGACTTCTCCACGCGGTATCTTCGGCACCTACATCTGCGACGATTGGCAAGTCACGCTAAGCAGCTGTAACAATAATCAAATTACGGCCACCTTTACCGAAGTCTATGACATACAACCTACTGAACTTGTGGCAACACGGGACAACTACCTTGAGCTAAACATTGACGGGCTCATGGACGCCTACGAGCCTGTCAACAGAGAATGGGCCTACTATCGACTGGAACGCAATACATCAGACGAATTTGAAAACTACGTCAACGGAGATAATATCGGAAACTTTCTGTTCAAAAAGTTTGACGCTTTCGCTTTAGCGTCGTTTAACGGCACAAGCCAGTATTTTAGAACCGACCCAGTTTCAACATCTCGCGGCTTCCTTAGCAGCGCTGGTACGCGGGATAACAGCGTGTTGCTGTGGTTTCGCTTTACCACACTGCCCAGTGCCACTAAGTACCTGTGGATTGCGTCGAACGCAGCGCAAACCATTTACACCGGATTAAGGTACAACAACGCAACACAGAAGCTTGAGTATGTGCGCTTCAGCCAGGGCGTAGCTAACGTCACTGTAGTGTCTATGCTAAGCATCCAAGCAAACACTACATACACGACCTGCTGCCGCTATACCGGGGCCACCGGCCTACAAGAGCTATTCGTAAACAACATTCTGCAGAACTCAGTCACATCGGCCTCGGCACTAGCCATAACTGCCGGGGACGACACCTGCATCACCGTTGCCTACAGCATCACTGAAGGCTACACAGCCGTAAACATAGGCCGATTTAGATTGGCAGGCTTAGTGCTTACAGACATAAGTCGCATGATGATCATACCGACCGTACAGATAATCTTTGGCAACACCGTCGTAGACAACTCATGGATCGTAATACTTTCGGCCACAGCCCTAGGCTTTACCGTACCAGTGGGGCTTACACCCGCGATCTATTTTGTGTACGCACTTATTGGGGGAGTAGGCAACGTACCTATTCGGGTCAGATACATAAACCTGCCCGTCCGCAATACTGCGCTGTCAATCAGATTTGATAATAGTGACGTGCTTACCACCTACTTCACCAAGATGAATAAGGGCTGGGGTGGTGCCAACGGCGGCGTTGTGGCCCAGAACGTCAGCATCGGACCTGACAATTCCGGTACCACCGTGCTTGTATTGGAAAGCCACGGCGACAACTACGCCGGCACGGTCCAGGGTGTGGACAGGCTCGGGAATCCTAAGTACAACCTTGATGGCAGTCCCTGGGTGAAGCGAGTCGGCGCAGTAGTTGTGAGCAAAGACTACTTTGGCTTTGGCCGGTACGAGTACGAAGCCAAAGTCGTGCAGGTACTAGGCGTCGCTTCTGCGTTCTGGCATTTCCATTATCAGGAGGTGTACCCAGACGATCCTCGCTGGGATAGCTATATCAATGACCTGGGCTTGCGGCCTTCTGGTGACAGCGAAAACGGTTTTTACATTGTCAGAAACAACGAGATTGACATTGAGCTGCCTTCCCACCTAAGTGGTGGCAACATCGAAGACCCCAGCCTCTCAAACGGTAAGTTCAACACCTGGCGCGGCGAGCTGCAAAACTATGACGTTGCTCCAGGCGATCCTGGCTACTGGGAGGAGTACCGCGACAACTACCGCGCACTCGGCTTTAACGCAGCTGACAACCAGTACCACACCTACCGCTATGACTGGTATCACGACAGGGTGGAGTTTTACGTCGATAACGTCTTGATCGTCACCAACGTCAACAACCAATTCGGGTATGATTCAAACAACCTTCCTGACGTTGCCGGAAAGGTCACGATTGGGCCTTGGTTCCCGTCTGCGGCTAAGAAGTGGGCCGGCCTAACCGCCAATTTCACCATAGAAAAGATGTACGTCAAATCCTTCAAGTACATCCCTTTCACTTCAGAAATTACAAACCACCAAGTATTCGTTGGTGAAACCTACCCAGACAGGCTTGCCGCTGGGCCGGTTTGATCACCTGTAGACTAATAGAAATCAATGCGTAGTCGGTACTCTTAGCATCCACGCCAATGCCTGTACCTTTCTCCGAACTACAGTCCAGCTCTCCCAGCGCAATTATTGAGCTGTTTGAACTCCAGCTCAACGCTGCACAGCACGGTGTAAACGACACCTACCGTTTCCATGCCGGCACCAACATGGTGGACAATGGTGACGTGACCTGGGCCGGCAACTCCTACCTGAGGTTCCCGGTGGAAGCGGACGGGTTTGAATACAGCGGACAGGGCCAACTACCTCGCCCCAAGCTGCGCGTCAGCAACGTTCTTAACACCATCACGGCGTTACTGCTGACACTGCCAAACGGCCTAGAAGGCGCAAAGGTAACACGCATCCGCACCCTAGCGCGCTTTATGGACGGGATTAACTTCCCAGGCAGCATCAACCCTTATGGCCCGCCAGACCCCACTGCAGAGTTTCCCCGCGAGATCTACTACGTTGATCGCAAAGTTGTTGAAAACAAAGATGTCGTTGAGTTTGAACTGGCAGCTATTTTTGACCTAATCGGCGTTCGCGCACCAAAGCGTCAGTGCGTCAGCAACGTGTGCCAATGGAAATACCGCGGCCCCGAGTGCGGCTACATAGGCAACGCCTACTTCAACACCAACAACCTACCCGTCTCGACGCTGGCGGAAGACGCTTGCGGTAAGCAACTAAGCAGCTGTGAGCTTCGCTTTGAGCAGCAGTATCGCACTGGCTCAGTAACAGCCGGCAGCAACATCCTGACGCTGACACAGCCCAGCTCATTTAGCGCTGGTGATCCAGTCACAGGCTTCGGCCTGCCCACTGGCACGACCGTTGCAAGCGTAAGCGGCGCCCAGGTCACGCTCAACCAAAACGCTTTTGCCAGCACAAACGTCGTAACAGGCGGCACGATCCAAGGCAACTTCACCCAAATTGTCGTATCAAGCGCCACGGGTATTACCCCCGGCATGGCTGTAGTGGGAAACTACTTGCCCGCCAATTGCCAAGTAGTCGCTGTTTCCGGTACTACAGTTACACTCAGCTCAACCGTAGACCTTACGCAATTCTTTAGCGTAGTTGGCTCCGCTACCGCACTGCGTACCGATTACTTTGCGGTCTACTTTCCTCAAGCTACATCGTTTAGTGTTGGGTGGTTTTTAGCTAGCAGCACAATGCCCCTTAATAGATACGCTCAAATAACAAATAAGCGTTCCATTACGGTTAAGGTGCCCTCAGGCAGGAATACGTTTATTTCACGATATACCGTTGCAGATATAAGCCAAAACCAAGGGAACGATGCTGCTGCAGAATGGACTTTCTACGTGTTTGCTGGCATCCCATCAGCCACCTACACATTCTTCGCAACTGATCAGTCCTACACATTCAGGGCCAACGCAAACATACCGTTCGGGAGTTTTCCTGGTGTGGGGCAGTACACAGCATGACCTGGCGAGACAAGGCACTGGAGCACGCTCAAGCTGAAGACCCCCGTGAGGCGTGTGGCCTGCTCATCGTGCATAAGGGGCGGCACAAGTATTGGCCGTGCCAAAACCTTGCGGCCAGCCCTGATCAATTCTTCCTACTGGACCCTGCCGACTGGGCCGCCGCCGAGGACGCAGGTGAGGTTGTTGCCGTTGTGCATAGCCACCCCGTCACGCCGCCAACTCCATCGCCCGCAGACTTGGCAGCCTGCGAAACCAGCGGCCTGCCCTGGCACATTGTCAACCCCAAAACCGAGCAATGGGGCGAATGCCAGCCGTCTGGCTACAAGGCGCCGCTAATCGGACGCGAGTGGGTGTGGGGCGTCCACGACTGCTGGGCCCTCACCCGAGACTGGTACACCGAGCGCGGCATCATGCTCCGCGACTGGGAACGCTGCAACAACCCCGACGACTTCCAGATCTCGCCCTACTTCGACAAGTGCTGGCGCGACACCGGCTTCCGCGAACTAGAGGAGGACGAAGAACTGCAGCACGGTGATGCCCTGCTGCTAGCCATCAACAGCACGGGCCTCAACCACTGCGCCGTCTACCTAGGCCACCAAGAAGTGCTCCACCATATTCAGCATCGGCTTAGTGGGCGCGACTTTTATTCTGGCTGGCTCCTAAAGTGTACGGGTAGGAGGTTGCGTCATGTTGCGTAAGATCAAGCTGTACGGCAAGCTCGCCAAGTTTGTCGGTCACCGCATCCTCGAAGCCGACGTAGCAACCGCCGCCGAGGCCGTGCGCTTCCTGGTTGCTAACTGGCCCGAGCTGGAACGCCACATGGCTGACCAGTATTACCGCGTAAGTGTCGGCACCTACGACCTCGACCTAGAAGAGCTGCACGACCCCGCCGGCCAGCAGGAAATCAAGATCGTGCCAGTAATGGCCGGCGCTGGCGCAACGGGGCGAATCATTGCGGGTATTGCGTTGGTCGCTATCGGCTTGTTTGTCCCTGGCATCGGTGCACTAGGTGTGCAGATTTTGGTTGGCGTCGGCGCCAGCCTCGTTCTTGGTGGCGTCGCCCAGCTACTCACGCCTACGCCAAAAGTCCCCACCGGCCCTGACACACAGAACGATCCCCGCAAGAGCTACAGCTTCAGCGGCATCCAAAACACCAGCCGCCAGGGCGTACCAGTGCCGATCATCTACGGCGAAACCATCGTCGGCAGCGTGGTCATCTCCGCTGGCATTGACACCGTGCAGGTGCAGGCATGAGCATCATCGGTGCAGGCGGCAGCGGTGGCGGCAAAGGTGGCGGCGGCGGCGCTGCTCGCACCCCAACTACTGCAACCGATACCCTCAACTCAACTCAGTACGCCCAGGTCATCGACCTTATCGGTGAAGGTGAGATCGCCGGCCTAAAGGACGGCCTCAAAAGCATCTTCCTTGATAACACGCCGCTGCAAAATACAGACGGCACCTTCAACTTTCAAAACGTCACGATCTACACTCGTAACGGCACCCAAAATCAAGACGCAATTCCGTTTGCTGGTGTAATCGAAGATGAGCGCCCAGTCAGCGTAACCGTCCGCAACGATGGCGCCGTAACTCGCACCATCACCGATTCGCAGACCGAGGCAGTCCGCGTCACGATCACAGTGCCACGCCTGGAGCGCATCACCGACCAAGGCGACACCGTAGGCGAATCCGTTCGGCTGCAAATCGCCATTCAGTACAACGGCGGGGGCTTTACTACCTACATCGACGACACCATTTCAGGCCGATCAGGCGACCTGTACCAGCGCGATTACCTAGTTGGCCTCGCTGGTGCGTTCCCGGTTGATGTCCGCGTTACGCGCATCACGCCAGACAGCAACGACCTACGAACGGCAAATGAGTTCTCCTGGTCTAGCTACACCGAAATCATCTACGCAAAGATTGCCTACCCCAACAGCGCACTGGTCGGCATTCGCATCGACGCCGAGCAGTTCAACAACATCCCCAGCCGCAGCTACCAAGTGCGCGGCATCAAGGTGGCCGTGCCCAGCAACGCAACCGTTGACCAATCCAACGGCCGCATAACCTACGCCGGCATCTGGAACGGCACATTCGGCGCTGCGCAATGGACTAGCGACCCGGCATGGATCTTGTGGGACTTGCTTACTAGCGCCAGGTACGGATTTGGCGAGCACATACTACCTGCCAGCCTAGATAAGTTTGCATTTTTCGCTGCATCGCAGTACGCCTCCCAGCTGGTGATGGACGGCTTCGGCGGCTACGAGCCTCGCTTCAGCTGCAACTGCAACATCCAAACGCAGGAAGACGCCTACAAGCTGATCAACGATATGTGCAGCGTGTTTCGCGTGATGCCCTATTGGGGACTCGGCTCGCTGACTGTCTCGCAAGACAAACCAGTAGATCCCGCTTACCTGTTCACACAGGCAAATGTTACCGAGGACGGCTTCAGTTACAGCAACAGTAGCCTCAAGACGCGCCCGAATGTCGCCGTTGTCAGCTACCTCAACCTAGAACTACGCGACACTGTATTTGAGGTAGTAGAAGATGCTGAAAACATTGCCAAGTACGGCGTCATTAAAACCGAAATCAGCGCCTTTGCCTGTACCAGTCGCGGCCAAGCACGGCGCCTTGGTGAGTGGATTCTCTATTCTGAGCGCTACGAAAATGAAACCATCACTTTTACAGCCAGCCTTGATGCCGGTGTTGTAGTACGGCCAGGGCAGGTCATCGAAGTGGCCGATCCGGTCAAGGCTGGTGCAAGACGCGGCGGACGCATTACTGCAGCAACCACAACGGCGATCACGGTCGATGACGCCACCGGCCTCACTGCAGCAGGCGCTCAACTGTCGGCGATCCTGCCCAACGGTACTGTTGAGAAACGCGCCATCGCCTCCATCGCCGGCAATGTCATCACGGCATCGAGCGCATTTACCACTGCCCCAACCGCAAACAGCGTTTGGATTTACGAAACCAGCAATATTCAACCCTCAACGTGGCGCGTACTAGCCATCCAAGAGCAGGACGCGGCAACCTACGCCATCAGCGCACTCTCGTATAACGCCAGCAAGTACGACTACATCGAGCGCGACCAGCCACTACAGCAGCGCGACATCACCGACCTCAATATTATCCCCGAAGCGCCAACCAATCTAACTGCAACAGAGATACTATACGATGGCGGCGGCATAGCCAAGAGCAAGCTAGTTATTAACTGGCAGCCGGTGTTAGCCATCAAAGATTACAGGATTCGCTGGCGCTACGGCTCCGGCAACTGGAACATTTCTAATGTCACGCGGTTTGACTTTGAAATTCTCGACACCTCGCCTGGCGTCTACACAATCGAAGTGTACTCAATCGGCACAAACTTAAGAGCATCGCTGCAACCTGCGCTACTTACATTTCAAGCATTTGGCAAGACCGCGCCACCGGCAGATGTACTAGGCGTGAGCATACTTGCAATTGACGAGGCAAGCGCCATCATTAGCTGGGATCGTGCCACTGACCTCGACGTGTTGTTAGGTGGCAAGGTGTTGATCCGGCACAACGTCGCACTTGTTACCCCCGCATGGGAAGAATCACAAGAGATTGTCCCAGCGGCAGCAGGCAGCCAGACCCAAAAGCAAGTGCCCTTGCTTGAAGGCAGCTACCTATTGAAGTTTGAAGATGACTTCGGCAACCGCTCTGTAAATGCCACCGCAATAGTGGTAGATCTGCCCACACCACAGCCACGCTTTTTGGTGCAGGCATACGCAGAGGACCAAGAGAACCCGCCGTTTAGTGGCAATGTCACAGGGATGTACTACAACTTCGACTTAGACGGACTTGTTATCGACTCGGGGCAACTCATAGATGACATGGCGCCCGATGGCAACTTTGATGCGCTTCCGTCCATTGACGTTACCGGAGGTATCAACCCTGCCGGCGAATACGAGTTTGGCAGCTCATGGGATATGGGCAGCGTCTTCGACGTAAATATTAGACGGCGTTTTGTGGCACGACCGCTTCTGCCTGGCGAATTGTTTGACGACAACACACTCTTAATTGACGAGTGGCCGGAAATCGACGAAGACAACCTTGACAGGGTAAACGCCGAGCTGTACGTTCGCACCACCAACGACGACCCTGCTGGTACGCCCGTCTACGGCGACTGGAACCAATTTGCCAACGCCATCGTGCGCGGCAGAGGCTTCCAGTTCAAAACCATCGCCACATCAGGCGATTCTTCAATAAACATCCTGATTGACGAGCTTGGCGTAGAGATGGAGCTACAGCTGCGCACTGAGCAATCAGCAGTGCTCACTAGCGGCGCAAGCGCCTACGCCGTCACCTTTACCGATGCCTTCTATCAGGCCCCCAACATCGGCATTACGGCTAGCAACATGGCCACTGGTGACTTCTTCCTGATCACAGCAGTGACGCGCCTTGGCTTCACAGTAGAATTTAGGAACAGCGCTGGCACAGCCGTGAGCAGACAATTCAACTACACTGCCGTCGGCTACGGCAAGGAGATCTAAGCAGTGGCACAACACGACTATATTATTGCCAACCAGTCAGGCGCCGCCTTCCGCTCTGACCTGAACAACGGCTTGGCTGCAATCGTCAGCCAGAACAGCGGGGCAACGCAACCCAGCACCACCTACGCCTATCAGTGGTGGTCAGATACCACCGCCGGCCTGCTGAAGATCCGCAACGCCGCCAACAGCGCCTGGATCACCGTCGGCACCTTGGCTGACGTCAACCTCGGGCTGGCGACGCTGGCAAGCCCCACGTTTACCGGCAACGTAACAATTAACGCCCAAGGCGACTTACGTCTCGCCGATTCAGATAGCAGCAACTGGGTAGCACTTCAGGCGCCGGCAACAGTTGCATCAAACCTAACGCTGACGGTTCCCGCCGCTGACGGCACCGCCGATCAATCGCTGGTCACTGACGGAACTGGTGCGCTCAGCTTCGCCAGCCGCAGCCGACTGGTGCGCACTACTGCTGTTGCCACAACCAGCGGCACCAGTGTCGATTTCACCAGTATTCCCAGTTGGGTCAAGCGTATTACAGTAGTGTTTACATCCGTTAGCTCATCAGGTACTAGCCCGGTTCAAATTCAGATCGGCGACTCTGGAGGCGTTGAAACCACTGGCTACACCGGAACCGCAGTAGCTATTGTTTCAACCAATAGCTTATTTATTGCGTCTTACACAACTGGGGCGGTATTGATTGGGGTACTTGCTACAACCGTGCGATCTGGAAGCATGGTAATTACCAATATCGACGGCAATCAGTGGCAGTTTAGTTCAATTAACGCAAACGACGACGTAGGCTTTTTAGGCTGGACTAGCGCAATCAAAACACTTTCCGCAACGCTTGACCGCGTGCGGCTTACCACCATCAACGGCACCGACACTTTTGACGCCGGCTTAGTCAACATCATCTACGAGGGCTGATCATGGAACGCATTGAAGTCAACGTCAGCACTGGCGAGCAGCGCACCGTCGCCCTCACCGATGCGGAGATCGCTGAAATCCAGGCACGCCCGCAGCCTGAGCCACCCACACCGCCTACCCCCGCCGAAAGACTTGCCGCCGCCGGCCTAAGCGTTGACGAGCTAAAGGAGCTGCTTGGCCTCGACTGAGTAAGCCCCGGCGCCGCCGCCGGCGGTGCTGCTACAGGCGCCTGATCCATAGCCTGCAGGCATAGCAACGCAGCATCAATCGTGGATCCAGTGACGGGGGTGGCAGTTGTCGGACTTCTCGGCGCTGGTGTATCAGCTCTATGGAGAATTGCCGGCGGCCTAGGCAGGTTTGAATCCAAGACCACAACAATTCTCGGGGCGATGCAGGTCATGCTGCAGGACCACGAAGAGCGGCTCAGGACAATCGAGCGCAGGCGATGACCACACCAACCGAGCGCAGTTACCTCCTTCGCTGCCTGGTGGGGCTGCTGGCCACCGGCATTGTGATCTGTGGCATTGACCTGGCCGGCTGCCGCATCCGCACCCCAGCCAACTGTGACGCCCAGTCCAGCGCAATCAGCGCAGCCGTTGGTGCAGCCGCTGGCTGGATCGGTGGTCTTCTCGTACCCACAAAACCATGAAAACCATTCTCCGCACCATTGCCTTGGAGCTGGGCCGCATCCTGCTCCGGCTAGCTACTGATCGTGTGCTCCAGAAAGAACTGCCAGCGATCTTCGCCCAGCTGGATGAGGATTTGCCTTACATGCTGATGAACAAGTCCAAGCCGTTGCAGGTCCAGGCCGTCGTCACAGAGGCGATCGAGGAGAAGATCGGCGGCATTGCTACAGCCACCCAAGTGAGCGCCGTGCTGGGCCTGTACGACCCCGTTAAGGCTGCAATCCGCAACATCCGCCGATGACTTACGCCACCGTCCGCGCCGCCGCTGAGCACATTGCCAGAGCTGGCAAGATCTCGCCGCACCAGCTGG